AGGCCGCCGAGCGCCGCGCCGCTGAATTGGAAGCGCGGTTGCGCCGTGTGGCTGGCGGCGAGGAAGAGCAGCAGGCCGAGCAACAGCCGCAGCGTCGGCCCGAAGGCGACGACGCTGCCCTCAACGCCCGCGCCGCGGCCATCGTCGCGCGACGCGCCTTCGATCAAGCCTGCAACACCGTCGTGGAGCAGGGTGCGAAGGAATACGCCGATTTCAACGACGCGCTGTCCACCTTCCGCGCGTTCGGCGGCCTCGATCCTGCGCTGGCGCAGGCGGCTATCGACGCGGGCAACGCGCACAAGACGCTCTACCACCTCGGCACCAATCCGGAGGAGTACGAGCGCATCTTGCAGATGCCCGAGCGTCAGCAGGCCATCGCGCTTGCCCGTCTTTCCGACAAGCTGAGCGCCCCGCCGCCGCCCAAGGCCCTGTCCAAGGCCCCGCCGCCCATCGCGCCTGTCGGCAGCAATGGCGGGCGCAACGAGATCACCGACCCTGACAAACTGTCGGATGATGAGTGGTTCGCGCGGCGTCGTCGCGGCGAGATCAAGTAGGCGCCCCGGCGCTTCCCGCCCTCAAGACCCTTCTCGGCAGGGCAAGCCGTGCTCTTCGCGTGCCTCTCTCCGGACCTCACGCACCGGGCCACCACCCACCTCGGCGGGTCAAAGCCGTGCCCTCCCTCGCAGCACTCCGGATCGAGACCGGGCCTGAACCGCGGACGAAGGACCGCACCCTTTTCGCCCTGTGACGCGACGCGCCAGGGCCGGCACATGAGGCTCGCCAAATCATGGCAAACAATCTCCTTACCCTACAGCAGATCACGCGCGAGGCGCTGAACCGCTTCATCAACTCGAACGCTTTTTTGCAGGGCATCGACCGTCAGTACGACGACCAGTACGCCCGCGTCGGCGCCAAGATCGGCTCCACGCTGCGCATCCGCCTGCCGAACGATTACGTCGTCCGCTCCGGCCCGACCGCCGTTCCGCAGGATACCGTTGAGAACACCACGCCGCTGACGATCTCGCAGCAGAAGGGTGTGGACGTGTCGTTCTCCTCGGCGGACATGGCGCTCAGCTTGGACGACTTCGGCGAGCGCATTCTCGCCCCGATGATGAACAACCTCGCGGGCGCCGTCGCAGCCGACATCATGACCTTGGCGGAAACCATCCCGTCCGTGTCGCGCAATGCCGACCCGGCCACAAATGCCACGCTCTCGCCGAACCTCGCGACGTTCCTCGATGCCGGCGCCCGCCTCGATCACTACGGTGTTCGGCGTGGCCCTGGCGAGCGCAAGATCGTGTTCTCGCCGGAGACGCAGGCGCGCACCGTGTCGGCGCTGTCCGGTCTGTTCAACAACCAGCAGAAGATCGGTGAGCAGTATCGCACTGGCACGATGACGAACGACGCCATCGGCTTCGACTACATGATGGATCAGACGGTTCTGAACCATGTGACCGGCGCCTACGGCGCGCTGCCGACCGTGAATGGGGCCAATCAGTCCGGCTCGAACATCACCGTGTCCGCTACCGCCGGCCCGCTCAACAAGGGCGATTACGTCCGCTTCGCGGGCGTCTACTCGGTCAACCGCGTGACCAAGCAGTCTACCGGGCGCCTCGCCACCTTCCTGATCACCGCCAACGTCCCGACCGGCTCGACCAGCCTGCCGATCTACCCGGCGCTCATCCCCCCGGTGGGCGGCATCGCCGTGCCCTACCAGACCGTTGACTCGTCCCCGGCCAACGGCGCCGCCATCACCTCCCCGTTCAACGCAGGCGAGGTGTACCGGAAGAACATCGCCATGGGTAAGCAGGCCGTGACGATGGCGACCGCCGATCTGGAACTCCCCGGTGGTGTGGATCGAGCCGCCCGCGCCACCTTCGACGGCATCTCGCTCCGCATGGTGCGAGGCTACAACATCAACTCTGACCAGTTCATCACCCGTCTAGACATCCTCTACGGGTACGCGGCACTGCGGCCGGAATTTGCTACCGTAATTGCCGACGCAGTATGATCTAAGGAATACTTAAATGGACTACCCGCGAATGCTTTATAACGACGATGGCCGTGTAGCTATCGTCCAGAGTGCCCACGAACATGCGCATTCCTATGCGGGGTGGTCGTCGTCTCCCGGCGATGTCCACCGCGCCCACCCTGACGGCGGGCGCATGGTCACTCAGGCAAACGCGGGTGATCCGCTCATGGCTCAGAAGCGGGTGGACCCGCCTGGGCCAATCGACGCCGGGACCATGCGCGCGATGCTCCGCGAGGAACTGAGCACGCATCCCGGCTTCGACGGGGCGATCCTCGCGCCGATCCTTCAGGCCATCGTTCGCGCCGAATTGGCCCCGCTCATGACCGCCCTCGGCGTCAATGAGGCCCCCTTCGGCGAGGCCAACGCGTCCGAGGCCGTCCAATCCGACGACACCGAGGCCGGCGATCCTGCCGATGAGCCTCGCAAGCGCCGCGGCCGACCGCCCGGCTCCGTCAACCGTCTCACCGAAACTCAGGAGTAGCCGTCATGGCATCGAAGAACGATCCCGTCATCCCGCAGGGCAGCACGACCCGCAGCGGCGACCTTTCCCCGAGCGATGTGGCTCAGCAGGTGAAGAGCCAGCAGGAGATCGCCAAGGCCAACGTCGAGGCGTCTAAGCAGCCCGAGGAAGAGCGTGAGGAACCGGTTCGCACCGAGGCCGCGGCCGTTCTCTCCGGCAACACGCGCGCTTCGTTCGCGGGCTTTCCGAAGACGAAGTATCATCCCGTCCTCGGCGCCAAGGCCGCCAACGACCCGAACGAGGCGGCCAGCCTGTTCCAGCCGGAGCACGACTGGTTCGATACCCCCGGCGAGGCGGACATGCACCGCACCGACCGCGAGGCGCAGCTCGTGATCCATCACAACACCCGCGCCAAGCTCGACGGCATCGCGGAGAAGCAGGACGAGAACGCTCCCGTGCGCCTTTCCGTCCAGGCGCAGGAGAGCATGGACGCCGGCAACATCGAGCCCGTCTAAGGCCAACGAAGGCGGACGCCCATGACCCCGCTCGACCTCATCACGCAAGCGTTGAAGAAGACGGGTGTCCTGGGCGTCGGCGTGACGCCTCAGGCCGAGGACGTGAACGACGCGTTCCTCGACCTCAACATGATGCTGGCGCAGTGGAACCGAAAGCGCTGGATGGTTTACCATCTGGTCGATGTTTCGGCTCCCGCCACCGGGGCTACGGCATACCGGATCGGGCCGAATTTCGAATTCGCCACATCCGGCCGCATCACCAAGATCGAAAGCGCCTATTTCCGGATCAACCCCGGACAACGCATCGCGCCGGATTTCTCGCTCGACTTCAGCGCAGATTTCGGGCCTCAGATCCGCGAGGCGGCGAACGCGGTCGATGTCCCGCTGAGCGTCATTCGCAGCCGCGAGGACTACGCCGGCCTCGCATTGAAGGGTGCCCCGGGCTTCCCGGCGGCGGTCTACCTCGACGCCGACTTTCCGGTCGGGACGCTCTACGTGTGGCCGGCGCCCTCAACCGGCGAAATTCACATCGTCGTGCAGGCCACCCTGTCGGCATTCCCCGATCTGACGACGGATATCGTGCTGCCGGATGAGTACGCCGAGGCGCTGCTTTACAACCTCGCGGCTCGTCTTCGTCCGTCTTACCAGAAGGCGCCGGACCCGACGATGACGGCGCTGGCGCGCGCATCCCTGAACACGGTCAAGGTGGCGAACGGCCAGATCGGCACGTTGAGCATGCCCGACACGCTGACTACGGCGCCCGCCCGCTTCAACATCTACTCCGGGCAGCCGTACTGATGGCGCGCGTGACCCTTACAGGCGGCGCCTATCAGTGGTCACGCACTACCCGACTGCGGGGCTGCGACAGGTCGGCATTCCTCCCTATGTCGGACCGTGCCGCGGGCTTTACGCCGCCACGAACGGCGACCTGTACCAAGTCGTGTCCGGTCAGGTGTTCTTCATCGACAGTGAGTTCAATTGGACGCTCGTCGGACGGATTGTGGACGGCATCAGCCAGATCCAGTTTTCCGACAATGGCGACGTGATCGTGCTCACCGATGGCGCCCGAGGCTACGTCATCGACATGACGAGCCGCGAGTTCGGGCAGATCACGGATGAAGCGTTCTACGGAGCGGCGTTCAATGTCTGCCTCGATACCTATTTCATCTTCGACAAGCCCGGCACCGCTCAATTCTACATTTCGCTGTCGCAGGTCAGTTTCGCGAACCTGACGCAGGGGACGATCAATCCGGACGCGACCTATGCCGCCTTCGACCCCCTCGACATCGCGCGCAAGGCGGGACAGGCCGATAAGATGGTGGCGTTGGCGACGGTCCACCGCGATCTCTGGCTGATCGGGGCGCGCACCGCGGAGGTGTGGTCGAACAACGGCGCGGCGGATTTCACCTTCGCCATCGTGCCCGGCGCGTTCATCGATCACGGATGCGTCGCGCCGGCCAGCGTGACAACCCAGGATGTGTCGGTCTTCTGGATCTCGCGGGACAAGGAAGGGCAGGGGATCGTCGTCCAAGGCTCCGGCTACTCGGTCACGCGGATCTCCACCCACGCCATCGAGGCCGAATTTCAGTCCTATGCCCGGATCGATGACGCGATAGGCCACTGCTACCAGCAGCAGGGACACGCCTTCTACGTTCTGTCGTTCCCGACTGCGAACAAGACCTGGGCCTACGAACTTTCGACCAAGCAGTGGCACGAACTGGCGTGGACCGACCAGAACGGCGGCCAGAACCGCCATCGCTCACGCGGCTGCGCCTTCGCCTATGGCCAGAACCTGTGCGGTGATTGGCAGAACGGCACGCTTTACGCGCTCGACCCGAACGTGTTCACGGATGCCGGTAATCCGATCCTGCGCCTGCGCACGTTCCCGCACCTCATCAACGACGGCAACCGCGTCTTCTACGAACGGTTCATCGCGGACATTCAGTCCGGCACGCTGGACGGTTCGACCCTCGACCAACCGCCTCAGATCAGCCTGCGCTTCTCGGACGACAAAGGCGCGTCCTACAGCAACCCGATCCTGCGACCCATTGGGGCGGGGGGCGATTACCGCAGCATTCCGACGTGGAACAGGCTCGGCATGGCACGCGACCGCGTGTTCGAGTTGTCGTGGTCGGCGCCGATCCGAACGGCGCTCAACGGCGCTTTTGTCGAGATGAATTCGAGCGCGTCGTAGGATGCCCACCCCGAACACCAATGCGCCCATCGCCGACCCTCAAACGGGGATGGTGACGGGGGAATGGCTGCAGTATTTTCAGTCTCTGCCCGGCAAACCCGCGGCCGAGAAGATCGTTCAGGCCACCGGGAGCCCGTTCGTCTACACGGCTACTGCCGCCGGCCATCTCGTCGTACAGGGCACGCTGACGGCGCTGAGCATCGTCCGAGGGCGAACCACGATCTCGATTTCGCCTTCCGTTGCGATGATCCCGCTGTCCCAAGGGGATCAGGCTGTCTTGGGCTACTCTTCCGCCCCTGGCCTCGTGTTCCTGCCGTCATGATCGTCCGCGAAGTCACCGCGGAGCGCATCAACGCCGTCGTGAACCACGAGGCGGTGCGGCCTTGGGTAACGATGCCGGGGCAGGGCGCCTTGGATCTGTCCGAGGTCGTGGCCGACCCCCGCAACGTCGTCCTGATGACGGAGGATGGGTCGGGCGGGATTGTGTTCCACCAGCACGAGCCCGGCATCTACGAGGCCCACACGCAGTTCCTGCCGGAGGCGCGGGGACGCGACGCGCTCGCGGCGGTTCGCGAGATGATCGACCACATGTTCGTGGCGACCGACTGCATGGAGCTGCTGACCCGGTGCCCGGTCGGGAACAGGCCCGCAGAGGCGCTATCGCGGGCCGTGGGCGGCGTCCTCGACTTCGAGCGGGCAAGTGGCTGGCTGACGGAGAAGGGGCCTGTAGGCGTCCGCTATTATGCAATCCGCTATCCCGAGTGGGTCAAACGCGCGCCCGGTCTGCCCGATGTCGGGCACTGGTTTCACGAGCGTCTAGAGGCTGAGAACGCGCGGCTGGGCCATCCCGACGAATTGCACGACGACGACCCTGCCCATGACCGCCACGTCGGCGCCGCCGTCTCCATGATCCTGTGCGGTCAGCCGGCCAAGGGGATCACCCTTTACAACCGGTGGGCGCGCTTCGCGGGCTACGCGCCGGTCGCCATCGTGCAGGCCGCGCCGCTCGTCATCGACATCCTGACTCACCTCGTCCTCGTGCAGGACGGAGACCTAGAGGTGCTTCAATGCCAGTAGGCGCTACAGTAGGGGGCGGCCTTGCGTCGGCCGGCGCCAGTCTGTTCGGATCCAGTGAGGCCGCTTCTGCGCAGAAGAAAGCTGCCCAGATCGCCGCTGCCACGCAGATGGCGATGTACAACCAGACCCGTTCGGATCTGCAGCCATACCGCGACCTCGGCTCCTATGCCGGCGGCCAGCTTCAGAACCGCCTGACGGATCTGACGTCGCCGATCACGATGGACGAGGCGACGCTTCAGAACACGCCGGGTTATCAGTTCAACCTCTCGCAGGGGCTGAAGGCTGCGCAGAACAGCGCCGCGGCGCGGGGGCTCGGGCTCTCCGGCGCGGCGATCAAGGGCGCCACGAGCTACGCTACCGGCCTCGCTGACAGCACCTATCAGAACCAGTTCAACAACGCGGTGACGAACCAGACCAACGCGTTCAACCGGCTGCTGCAGACCACCTCGCTCGGCGCCAATGCCGCCGGTCAGCAGGCATCGGCGAACACGACGACGGGGACGAATATTGCTGCAACTCAAATTGGCTCAGGCAACGCCCAGGCTGCAGCGGCAACCTCCGGAGCCAATGCTGTCGGCACGGCCCTGAATTCAGCCGCTCAGAACTACGCCCTTGCACCGATCTACAACAAGCTGCTCGGTTCCGGGTCCGGGTCTGGCGGTGGGTCGTCTTACTGGAACTTCACCCCCACCTCGAATTGGGGCTACTGACCAATGGCCGAGAAGACCGCAGCCATCGGTGGCATCGATACCTCAATGTACGGCAAGATGCCGGAGCAGCCGAATATGCTCTCGCAACTGTCGGGTCTCGTCGGCGTGCAGAACGCGATGCAGTCGGGCGAAATCCAAGCCCAGGCGCTGGCGAAGCTCAAGGCCGAGCAATCGGCCGGGCAGAACTTCCTGACCGCCATCGACCCGACGACGGGGCAGATCGACACCAACAAGCTTGGCGCGCTCCTGAAGGCCAATCCTCACGCGGCCTTCGTTGCGCCGCAGATGCTTCAGCAGCAGCAGTCGCTGCAGGGCGGCCAAATCGGCAACGCTCAGGCCGGCACGAACCTTGGCATCACGCGGCAGAGCCACATCGCCAATGGCATCGCCGGGTTGCTATCGAAACCGGACCTCTCCGCAAACGACCTGATCGGTTTCACTCGTCAGCAGGCTCAAGCGGGCGTCCTTCCGAGCAACCGCGCGGCAGAGATTGAGGCCGAGATCAACGCCGTAGGCGGGGACCGACGCAAGCTGCGCGAGTATGCTTTCAACCACTACGCCACCGTGACGGGGGCCGGAGCCGTGGCGCCAGCGCAGGTCGGCGTCGATGCACAGGGCGCTCCCGTCGTCGGCACTGCTGGCGGGCTGGCTCGCGCCTCCCCAGCCTCGACGCCAATGACGGCGGCTGCGGCCTCGGCGGTCTTGGCGCCGCCGGGCACGCATTTATTCACGGGCGCGCCCTGGACAATGGCCTTGGCGTAATCCGCGCGGCCGGCTTAGCCGCACGCGCCGCAGTTCGCGCCGGGCA